TCCACCTGTAGCACCATCAAGATTGACTTGCCAAGAAGAATATGTACCAGAGCCAGTGAGTGAAAGCACTGTAAAGTTTAATACACCTGTTAATGGGTTATAAGAAACTACCTCAGCTTCGTTGTGATTATTTGCATCAAATGCGATGATTATAGATTGTGCTACAGTGTAGCTAAGCCCAAGACCCACTGTAATGGTTCCTGGGTTTCCTGGTGCTTGTAGTGTGTATGTTGTGGTTGATGTAGTGGCAAATCTATCTCCAGATAAACCAGAAGAACCTGATGTACCAGTTGATCCACTCGTGCCTGAAGTACCGCTGGTACCTGTCGTACCGCTTGTACCAGTGGTTCCACTAGTACCTGTTGTACCGCTTGTGCCACTTGTGCCAGATGTTCCATCAAGACCAGTGGTACCGCTAGTACCAGAAGTGCCACTTGTTCCAGTGGTTCCACTTGTTCCTGAACTACCGCTCGTGCCTGTAGTGCCTGAAGATCCAGATGTCCCTGTTGTTCCACTTGATCCCGAGGTGCCTGTTGATCCACTAGTTCCGCTAGTGCCAGATGATCCTGACGTACCACTAGTACCACTTGTAGCACTAGTTCCGCTTGTTCCAGAGGTGCCTGATGTAGCTGATGAACCAGAGGTGCCTGTAGTTCCGCTTGTCCCACTTGTTCCAGCAGTACCAGACGTGCTAATTGGAGCAGTGCCTAATGATCCATCACCTTTGATGTATTGTAAAGCTGTTCCAATTGCTGATATATTAATAACACCAGATGTTGTAATTGGGCTACTTGAAACAGCAAATGCTGGAGGAACACTTATACCTACAGAAGAAACTGTTCCTGGTGTGTATCCTAATATTGATATAATGTCGCCAGCTGTAATAGGGGATGCTGCTGTAACCAGTCCTTTTGCGTTTACAGCAAACTTTAATGGTGTTATACTAACGTATGGATTAGGATTTACATTCTGTAATATTAATGTTATTGTGGATTGTGTAAATCCTGTTCCAAATACATCACCTATGAAGGTGATTGATTGTGGAGCTGTTACTAATGGTGTTGTTGTAAGACTAGTTACTAGTCCCTTGGCATTCACTGTAACTACAGGGATTAAAGACCCTGCTCCAAAAGTTCCTGGATTTGAATTAACAGTGGTTAGCGTGAAAGGTACAGCACCTGGTCCTGTGGCTACACCATCACCAGAAAGAGCTGTAATATAGTTTCCTGGAGGTTGGAAAGATGAGCTGTCTAGTGTACCATCACCTTTGACAAACTGTAAGGATGTACCACCTGTTGTTATATGCTTTGCAGCCTGAACATTACCTTGTAGTGTTAAAGTGTAATTACCAAGAATAGTTGTGTTTTGTATTAAACTCCCACCAAGCTGAACTGGGCTACTAATTGTTGTTTGAGTTATACCATTATTAAAAATGTAGCCTATGCCAGAGTTTATAAAAGCCTGATTGATCTTTTGTATGACAAGTTGTAAGTTGTCATTGGTTTGTACGCCAATATATAACAAATCTTCTCCCTGATAAAATACACAGGAAGAAGATAATAAAAGAGGACATGGTTCAGCTCCACATATAACACTCATAAGCTTGGTTGTTTAATTGTATTTTAGCAAGAATTCGCTGCACTCAACACCCCTCCACTTGATACTGTCCATCTAGTACTTAAATTGGTTATATAAATATATCCACTGTAAGTAGTTGTTAAAGCAGTGTTGGTGTATAAAACTACACCATTTGCTAGTACAGGAACAGATGTATACAATATAGGCAGTAGTATAGCTGACGTACATGGATTTGCAATATTTGCTAGTCCTCCTAAATACCAAGAATAATATCCAGGTCCTGTAGTTGTTGTACTAGTTGTACTAGTAGTTGGACCAGCTGATGTACTTGTTGTGGTTGTTGTAGGTGGTGTTGGGGAGATCTGTGCTTCTATAAGAGCAATTGCATTGTCAATCTTCTGTAATGCAACTGTTAGATCATCACAGCTTTGTATTCCTGTTCCTGCTAGGTTTGGGCCTATATATTTAACATTGTCAGAAGATACAAAATCACATTGATCACCGCTGCAACCACATGGACCTAAAGATCCGCATCCTGGGCAATTAGTATTGAATGGCATAGTTTTATGGAATATACATTATGTAATATGCACCTATTGTAGGCTGGATGTTATTGTGTGATAGACCACCACCTGTTACATCAACAACTACACTAGTTGTAACAATTACTGTTGCATTGCTAGTTGAAGAAGGGTGAACAGTTGCATTCACTTCATGGCCACTAGAGCCACTACCAGCGTTAGCTTCATTACTAGTCCATATTGCAAAATCTCCACCACTTGAAGGTTGATGATTATGTGGAGCAGCTGTAGAAGTTGCTGTAGCTGTGTGCGTGTGCGAAGGAATTTGATTTGTTGTTAAAGTGACATTGTTCGCACCTGCTAAACCATTCAATGAATAGCTTGGATTGCCTGCTGTGGATGGATTAACTATAGGACTCATTGTTATTGTACCAACCATAGTTCCATCTGTAGTTCCTACAGCAACACGTCCTCTCTTGTCTGGTGTACCATTGCCACCATTACACAAGAACACATCTATGAATAATCCAGAACCTGCTCCTGTAACATCAAAACCTGTAAGAGAGCCATAATACTCATACGCAATGTATGGCACCATTTTGTTCTTGTACAGATTGGATGGGGCAATGCTATTCAAATAGGCTTGAATAAGACTATTTAAATCAGTAAGCTTAACATAGTTTGTGTTAACATTGGCTGCTAGTATTGTTAGGTCAGTAGCTGTTGCACATAGCTTGTTAATAGCTGCTTGGAGAATGTCGTGTGTATCAGATGATGCTGTTACACCTGTAAGACATCCAATTGTGTAATTGGCATTAAGGGTGGTGAGTGTTGATTCAATTGCTGTAACACTGGTTTTTAGAGCGCAAATTGATCGAATCAATGCTGATATAACATCATTGAGAGTAATGTCACCAGACACTGGAAGAAACCCACTCACCAATGAGCAGAGATCAGCTGGATTGATAACAGGAATAATCCCATTACCTGTAGACAAATCTATTATGAATGTTGAAATTTGTAATTCAACATGGGCAAGTGTATCACCATTGGAAATACCAAGGGCAGGAATATTAAATCCTGTATATCTTACGCACTGATCAGATATGATTTCTGTGCATCCGTTAAAGCAATTAGAGCAGCTCATTTATTTATATTTTAGAAGTTTTACTTTACTAGCTATTTGACATACGCTAAATTGACTAGCGTAATCTGGGTTACAATACTTATATGTCAAGATTCTTCTATAGTTTAGAAGGTCTATCATTGTTGTAAATGGTACGGGCATATTCAATGCAAATACAGTGTTGTTGTATAGATTCTTTGCAACTTCTGTAATCTTGCATTCAATATCTCCTAATAATGTTGGAATATCAACACATTCAGGACAAGAGGTTAATCTAGGTTGTAGCATGTCTTTTAATTTTTATCTGATGGTGCAACAACTGTGATTTCATCTTTCTTCTTCTGTGCACAAAATGCACACATTCCGTTTTTAAGATTACATCCACATCCAACACTTGCTCCGCAGTTTGAACACTTTGCCATATTAATAATACGTTGTTACTGTTGCGTAATTATTTCCTGAACATCCACAATTATTTCTTAAGAAGTTGTTCAGCATTTTGTCAGCTTGAAGATACAATCTATTTGCTTCAACTGTAGCACAATTATTTGCAGCTGCTAGAGCTCCATTGATAAAGAATGATATAGTTGTTAGCTCCACCTTAGATTGTGTCTTAATCGCTCTGTCACACTCCATCATGTCAAGTCTCATGAATGCTCCATCAAACTTCTCTTGAAGTCTTTCTACACGCATGATGGTCCTCTCAACAAAGTTTACGTTTGCTGGAGCCACTGAATACTTTAGATAGTAGATACCATCAGGAAGTGGGTCGTTACCAAGTGGTGAAATACCTAAGTTGGAACTTGTAAATACATTCAATGTATTAACAACAAATGGAAGATTTACTATCCCAAAGTTAGGAACATTTATCTCAATAGATGGAGATGTAACGTTTGGTGGTGTAGTTGGATATGTAGAAGCATCAGCAACAGCAAGTGTTAACGTGCTGTATGTTGGAACTACAAGAATATCTAAATTCAGAGTTGGCATGGGAGTTATAAATAAAATGCCAGAGGACTTTGAGAACTAATCCTCTCATCCTCTGGCATAGGTTTTAGAAATTTTAACGTACCTACTATTAAGGAATTAAAGTACTAGTAGTGGTAGTAGTTGTTGGAGGCGTAGAAGTAGTGGTGGTAGTAGTAGTGATACAAACATTGTTGTCAACTACAGTACCAAGAGCAGCTTCAAGAACAGCTTCAACAGCGGTGGCAATACCAGCATTACCTGGAGTGGCAGCATTAGGAGCAGCAAGAATTACCATGCTATCCTCATAGATGTAATCACCCCACTGATAAGCAGAACGGTCATATTGATTGAACTTGATGTAATAAGTATCATAAATGGTACCAGTGCTTACATAAGTCTCAAAGTTCTCGTTGTATCCATTCATTCTGAACAAATGCTTCAAGTAACCAGCCTGATAGCTGTAGAAGTTCTTCTCAAGCTGAGCAATTTCTTCAGCAGTACCAGTTGGATAAGAAGATCTTTGAACAACAACAGGGTTAGCTACGATGTCACAGTTGTCAGCAACGATGAAATCAGCAGTGGTAGCAGGACCTTGGTATACAAAAGTACGGAAGTACATTCTGTCATATTCCCAAGGGAATGCAGCAATATCACAAGGCTGACCATACTTAGTAAGAGGCTTACCAGAAATACGAAGGATAGTGCCACCTATGTTTTGGAAAGTATAGAAATCAGACAATGTAATGTTGTCAGGGTTGTTACCAGGAGCTGCAAGGTTCAATTGATAAATGAACTGGTTGATCAATGCGTTAGTGTTAACGTCAGCACAAGGATCAGCACCACAATCACAGCAAGGAGCTTGTACAGTTACTGAACGGGTGAAACCGTTGAAGTACAAGGTGTCAAGATAACTAGAGTGACCTCTTAATGTAAGAGTCACAATTTCTCCACACTGTACGTTCCAATTAGTCACATCAGTGATTTGGACAGCAGGAGTACCGCAACCTGATACTTTGTACCATTCAGTTACGTTAGATGAGCAACCTGAACCAGAAGGACAACCCTTGATTTTATCAGAACGCTTAGAGCCTTGTAGGTAGGTGTTTTGTCTACCTTGAGCTACATAGAAGTATGGCGCAGCTGCAATGTTACCAGCTGTAGCAATACTATAATCGTTTCTGAAAAAACCAACTTGACCAGCGGTTAGATCCTGAGTAGAACCAGAACTAGGGAGCGAAGTTTGCCCTACTGGAACTACAAAAAGGGTGGTTAACGAGAAATCAGCCATTTTTTTGTTTTTTGTTTTTTAAGTTTATTTATTCATTTGTTTGTATTCTGAACTGGGCACTCTGTACCGCAGAAGCATTCTCTGTATACATTGCTAAGTTCTGGACAGTTAAATCTACTAACTCGTCTTCCAGATAGGCTTCAAGTTCACAGTTAACATCCGTAGATGGTTGACCGTCAAACTTGATGTAGCCTGCCTTATCAATGTAGATGGGGTATCTCATATAAGAGATGTATATTGCGGATGGAGTGAACGTTCCGTCTGTGAATATACTAATTTCATCTGAGGAGATAAAATTAAATGTCTCTTGATATTCGAATGATGGCCTATAGTGAACGTTGTTCATTAAGAACTGCAAATCACCATGTTTTGCCAAATCTTTATTTATCCAAATTTGTCGATCAGTGCACACTCCCTTGTCAGCTAAAACATAACTGTCAATGTAGAACATGTACTTTGGATCAAGCAAATCAATATCTGCTGACCACTGATTTAGCACTTGGTTTTTGAGATGGAGGTTTAATACACCAACATTATAATTAATTACAAGTCTTTGTAAGTCTTCATAACGTTTTTTAAACGAGTCCAATCCCAAACCACTAACAACACTAAATCCATCAACCTTTTGTTTTATGAGCTTTATTTGAGCTTCATTAAGCGAAAGTATTTTATCTTCGAGTGGAATCTGTTGATGCTCATTGGTCGATAGTTTATTTAGTTTTTGATCAATTTTATATAATAAACTATCTACAGGTATCATACAGAAGCGAGTTTCTTAGATTTCAACTTTTGTTCTAGAGTGATTAGTTCGTCTTGATTATCATCATTTGCTAAGAACTTCACCAACTCTTCTTCATCTTTTGCTAATTCAAATTCACCTTCAAAGACACGTCCACTGGACTTAACTCTGTAAACTGAATGTGCAATAGCTTGCTTAACCAAATCTTTGATATGGAGTAAATTTTCCTTCATGTCTGCAAATCTGTTAAACACCTCGACTGTTGACAATCCTTGGTATTTACCAGATGAGAATTCAGTCTGCTTGAGAACATTATCCACTTGATTGTATACAAAATCTTCTTTTGAATCTTCTGTAACTGGAAGTCCTAAAAGTCTTGCAACTTTTCTTTTCTTCTCAGGAGACATTAAATCAAACTTGGCGATTGCCTTGTTGATCAATTGTTTCTTCTTGAACACTACAGCATTTTCGATATCATCATCTACAACGTAGAATTGTGTATCTGCTGGATAGTCACCTCTTTCCCATGCTTGATAAGAACTTGCAACAGTTGGATGAACTCTCAACCATGAGAAAGCAAGTTCTTGAAAAGTGATTGACAAATCGAAGTAGTTATCACCATCAAGAAGTTTTACAGTTTGTACGTGACTAGTGTCATCTGTAGACTTTGATAAGCCATAGTTCCAAAAAATAGCTCTTGGTCCAAGATCTACTCCTCCTAAAGCATCTTCAAGTTTTTCTCTTAACGCTGTTACACGTTCAACCTCTAGCTCACGCTCAGTAGGATCATTAATTCTTTTGATGTAAGCAGCTTCAGCATCTAAGCCTGTTCTGTATCTTCCATCAAGTTCCTTATAAGGATATTTAAAAACCCCAGTTCCTGGAATTCTTGATAACCCTCTTTGTGATAATCCTCCTTGCATGGTTTGCATGCCAGCACTGTTGTACTCCTTCTTAATCGTGGAGATTTTCCCTAATTTACCCATTACGTAGTTATTTGATTATTATTGGTTTGCTTGCAGAGTGCACCAATCAAATGGCTAGGCTCACTGACCCACACTCTGTTTTAAAGAGGAATAAAACTCCCCTCATGATTGACACGAGGGGAGATTTTATATTAGAACTGTGGAATCTCTTCGATGAGAACAGTTCGTGACAAATCTTCGATGAATACATCGCAACGATCTTGCATCCAGATCTCATATCCTGGGAATTTGTTGGCAGAAGACATACCCTGAGACTTAGCAAAGCCTAAGTGGTGTCTACGTCCATCAATATAACCCCAAGTCATAGAAGGAGCACCTTGCATTCTCACCTCACGAATGTTGTTCACTAATGAACCATCAGACATTGGAGATACGTCAAATACCATGAACACAGGAGTGGACTTCTTGTTCTGTCCAAATTCCAAGTTGGATTGAGGAAGATCAAGTTCTTTCAAGTGGATAAGTTCAACACGACCAGTCTCACGAGTTACCATTGCATCGAATGCAAAGTTGTAAGTGATGTGTTGTCCTTCTCCTTGCAAATATCTGTTTCCAGAATCTGCCATGAAAGTAAGGCCAGAATTCAAAGCATCTGTCTTAAGAGCTTGTTGGAACACATCGAAGCCAGCTTCGTTAGTGTACATTTTAACTCGTCTGTCCTTAACATCCACACGTCTGTAGAACAAGTCTCCAAATACGGAACGGATAAGGTTTGCAGAGAATTCTCCACGATTGTATTGTACCAAGTTACCATTGTTACGCATTCTGTGGTAAACACCAGCAGATACACGCTTCAATTCTTGCTTAGAACCATTAGTTTTTACAGTGCCTGGCTTAGACCAGATCATTCGCTTCACCTTAAGTTCAAGCATTGCTTTTCTCAACATGAATTCTACGAATGGCTCCCACTTAACATCATTACGAGTTAAAGGAAGTTGGTTTCTACGCTGAGGAGCGTATACCAAGATATCAAGAGGTTTGCCAGAAGCATCACGCATAGTCTTATCATCAGCCCATGCAGTTACTTGGTGCTCAAAACCATATCCAGAACCAAGAGATTCGAACATAGTGATTTTCTCACCAAGTCTTGGTAATCCAAGAAGATCCTGATCAAATTCACCAATTGCAGCATCAACCAACTCAAGTTCGATACCAATTTGCAAGAAGGTGCGACTTACGAAATCCATAACTGGATTGTCAGACACCAATGTGAAAGTGTAAAGGAAACCTGCATTCCAAGGAACTGGATCTTTTACAGCGTAAAATCTTGGACCATACTGACGAGAACCTACAGAAACGATAGCGTTCTTAGAGAATTCGTTAGTGTCCAATACCACCTGAAATTCCTGACCATCAATACCTGGCTTACTCAACTCAACAGTGGAGGTGGGTATGTCGATGATTTTAGGGAATTTGTAAGGAACTTGAACATCCCACTTCCAAGAATCGCTGTTGTTGTCGATGTAATAAGGAGTGGACTTGTTGATCATATCAAGGAAGTCATTGCTATACAATGAGCTCTGAGTGTACAAGGAGATAATCTTCTTGTCGTAGTCAGCTGGCTCAGTAGAGTGAAACGACTCCAAGTGATTTGAATCTGTTAGCTTTCCTACGGCACGTTTGTCCATTGACGCAACGCGAGCGTAGGTAAAGCCAGTTAAACCTGGGATTGTTTGAATTGCCATTGTTTTTTACTTTGTTTTATTTAATTTATAAGAACCATGAGTTTGCTTTTCCAGCATTGCCACCAGAACTAGGTTTTTTACTAGTCTGTCTCGCAACTTCCTCAAACAACTGGGTTGACTTCTTAGTCACTCCTGTTCTTTGTATGGTAGATAGCGTAGGATCTTTTTCTAAAATCTTAAGAAGAAGTCCCAGCTTAACTTTCGCAGCATGGTTTTCAGGTCTCTTAAGTTCCAGGATAGTCTTGTCAAAATCTGTCAGGGTTTCACCTGAAGGAGTTTTGTACTTGTCTACCAAAAGGAAGTCTTGTAGTTCTGATGCCAATTTGGGGTTTAATGGAATTCCATCAAACTCCTTTGTTTTCAATTTGTCTTGAAGGACAGACTGAACGTTTTGAATATACTGATTTCGAATCATTGCTTTCTGCTGAAGTTGTTGTTCAGCTTGTTGCTCTATTTGTTGCAACTTTGCTGCTTCCTTCTTAACAAGCACTTTATGATGCTTGCTAGCAACTGTTTCTAAATCACCGTAGTTTCTAAGTCTATCAATTTCTGTAGTGACATCTTCTGTATCAAAGCCTTGATCAGTTAAAGCTTGTTTGATAACTCTCACTTGGTTGTCTTCAATAGACAAATCCAATTCAGCAAAGCTCACTACATTGTTATATACGCCAAAATAATCTTTAGGATCTACACCCTTTACAAATATGGCATCAAACGCTTTTTGATAATCTTCTCCAAACTGACCAATGAAGTTATCAACGATCTCGATTGCACCTTTCTTCTTTTCTGCATTGAATTTTTCCAGGAATTGTTCTGGTGTTTCAATAACTGCATTCTCTTCATCATCATCTTGTGTAAATACACCAAGTTTGAAAAGATCCTTTGATAGAGAAACAAATGGGGATTCTGCAACATCATCACCATCTTCCTCTTCTTCAGCTTCTGCTTTAGCTTTGGTTGGTGCTGCTACAACATCTTCTTCTGTTTCTTCTTCTTCTTCATCATCTCCAAGAAAGTTTTTTAAAACATCTTGTTGAGTGGGTTCCTCACCATCTAGCTTTTGGACAACTTCTTTACCTTTTGATACTTCTGGTTTTTTAGGAGCTTTTGGTTCATCCGCTGTCTTTATGATTTTTTCTAGTTTGTCAGGATCTTCTGTAGAAGTTTCTGGAGAAAACAAATCATCCAACAGCTGTGCGTTACCCATTCCCAAATCCATAGTATCTTCAATACCGAAGTTACCAAATGACGGAGTGTCTAGGTTGTCTGCCATATATGTAGTTAATTATTTGATTGGTTTGTATGATATAAATGTACTTTCGTTTGTAAAATAATCAAATAGGAATAATCAAAATTGTTGTTTTTTTGGTACGTATAGCATTAATGTTAATTTTTCCATATTTTATTATTTCTTATTGCTTTTAGATGCTCTGTTTGTAGCATTTATCTTAGCCACTTCTACATCATTCTTCATATTCTCTCTAGCAACATTTATCTTTTCTTTTTCAAGCTGTAGCTTCTGCATAGCTTGAGTGTTTTTAGATTGAATGTCTTGCATCTTCAATTGATAATCTTGAGCTGCTTTAGACTGTTGCATAGATAAGTTTGATATCTCTAGTATATCAGCGGTGCCTGAATCATCAACATCTTGTGTTGCTGCCTCACCTCTTGCAGCTGCATTAATGAGAGCTATTTCTTTCTTATTGATTCTATCAAGTTCTTGCTGATAGTTTTGATTAGCCAACATTTCTTGTTGTTGTTGTTGCTGAGCCTGCATCTGGGCAGTTGCAATTTGTTGTTGTTGCTCAAGCTGCTGTTGCTGTTGTTGCATCTGTTGGTCTTGTAGCATCTGTTGACGATCCTTGAGATTCTTGAATGTCTTCTTCATCTCTCTCATAGACTTAGTAGAATACAATTCTATTATATCATATAGTGTACCACCATTCTGTATAACTGCTTGAGATAGCTGACGAAGCTCATTAAACATTTGTGTATCCTCTGGTCTGTTTGTAATAAACACTTTCAGATCACGAAGCTTCAAATCATTACCATTCACTTGTATAAATGCAGATTCTCCTTCAGATGTAATGTATGACAATGTAGACATAGGCTTAGCACTTTCTATATATTGTGCTGCATCTACAATAGCTTGATATAGCTGACCTAATACATACTCGTGTGCGATGAATAAGGGCTCTGTCTGGGCATATGACTGACTGACAGCTGTGTTGACACCTGTGGCAGATTCGCTCGCTTGTACGCTTCCTAAACGTTGTCTAGAGATGCCTATAAGTTCCCAACATTCGTTCTTCAATTGGAGAGCAAGGTTATATCTAGACTGGATTTCGTTAGTTCTTGTCAAATCTATGTTTCTTGCAATGCTAGTATTGGATACAGCAGCCTTTGTGTTCTCTGGGCTGTCATCATCGAATATAATACCACGCTCTCTTGCTTCCATTTCCCATACATCAAGAGAATCTTGATCATCTCCATCTTTTAGTCTTGGAACACGCCTAATGTTTACAGAAGCTACATTACCAATTTCCTTTTCTAGGAGTTTGTAAAGCTGATTCATACAAATGTTGTATAACACCTGGAATGGTTTCATCAAATCCA